TACAAAACCAAAACAGGTAAAAGTCATCCTAGTGCAGGCACAGGAAATAAATCACAGTGGACTAATCCACCTGTGTATAAAAAATTACCTTGGTTACACCCTAGCCATCCAGATTACGGTGAATGGCGTAGTGGTAAATTGGATATGAGTCAATATGATGACTGATACAAAAAACCCTCTAACAACTGTTGTTACTAGAGGGTTTAAATTTTGGCAAATTTATTTTGATAACGAGGACCTTCTTAACATTAGTTGGAGACCAAAAATAAGAGTTAATATTGGGGAATATTGTGTCCTCTAATTCTATTTATCATCAAAATAATTTACACTTGACAAAATCGATTTATTACAGTATAATGTATGTAAATGATAAATAACTATGGAGACTATAAAAACAGGAGTGAAAAATGGCAAATCCAAAAAAATTTAATCTAAGCAAAAAATCACCTTTAGAAATATTCAGAAGCAATGCAACTATCAAGAAGATGATTGTTGATGGCAAAACCGGTGAATTAACCGATGAGCAAACTGAACAAATGAAGAAATTATCTAACATTACGTTAAGAAAAAATGATTTTTAAAAGGTGCTCAACCTATATTACAACTTTAGGCGCCTTAAGTAGTAATATAGGCACTTTAAGGCGTCTTAAATGCATGGGGGTATTTTATGAAAATATCAACCTATATTACTAATGATATAGTAAGTGATGAGATGATGATATCATTGATACCACTATGCCCCTCAAGTGGGCGAATAGAGAGAGATTTAGATCTCTAGTGGACTCGAAATAATTTAAAAGGAAATAGATATGAAGGTATATGAAGTAGGAGAAATAGTTTCAGCAATGAAACAGGCATTCCCAAGTGACAGATGTGATTACGATAACCTTGCAAGGAAATACATCAAAATCTGTGTGCATGAGTTATGTCAAGCATATGGTAGGCCAGAAAGCAATCGATTGGTGTTAGGTGTTTATACCAATTGTGTTACAAAAAAGATAAAAAACAAAATAAAAACACCAGATGGCAAAGAAGTTTATTGGTATAAGTGGTTATTGAAAAATTATCCATTTTGGACAGTTGTCGAACCAGGACACAATTTAGGCACTGGCACACCATCATTGGTGAAACCCTTGTTCTCACTGAAAGAACTGATCAGAATGAGATATAGATTCTCAATAATCAATGAAGTGCATATAGACACAGACAAGCAGATACACACCACTGAAATAAATCTACGAAGTCTTGGCAACTATCTGCACAACTCAGCAGAACTAATTCTCACAGGCGAACATGACATGCCAGAACACAAATTGGCATACAGAGTCAGTTATGCAAAAAGCATAGAAGACATTGCCACAGAATATCACAGTTATTTGCCACAAGCAGTAAGCGATACCAAATCACACAGAACATACTATGAGGGCATAAACCTCATAAATGCACCAGTAACAGTCAGAGAAGCCGCATTGGGCAAGTGTGTCAAACAGGATTTAACTGCCTGTATGTTTGCATTCAAACTGGGTTTTGTTGAAAGTTATTTTCGCGAACAGCACATAGACATACGTGATCGTAGACTGTTTACCACATTTAGACAATTGGTGCAAGAAAAGACAATCACACGCAAACAGTTAGCACAAACACTCACAAACACAAAAGCAACTGAAGAATTCAAATTAAAATTGGTAAAACAGGCCATAAGTGCAATTGGTTTTGGTGCAAAAATAAACAATCCATTAGGTGCACTACAAGATATCATATATCAACCTGATGACAGAGAAGCATTTATACAGCATTACATTACACAAGGACTGATACAAGATCAGCGAGACTTCAGTCGTATATGCAGAGAAGTTATAAGCAAAGACTTTGTTAAAACCAATTTACCACATGCACTCAAAGGTGGTATATACAATCAAAACCGTGCAGAAGTGTATCTGTATCAATGGTTTGAAAAAACAGTTATGGATTACATAGTAGAGCATGAGTTAACTCGGTGTGCAGAACCTCTGCTGGTAGTCCATGACTGCATTTACACACGCAAACAGATAGATCCTGCTGTGAATCTAGATCTACAGCAACATTTTGGTAATGGGCATTTGACACTGGAAACACAGCAGATAGACGCATACAAACGTAAACCACAAGAAACTGAAACAGAAAGGGCACATAGATTGCACATAGAAGCAGAAAACATAAAAGCCAGCAATTATGTTGGTCAAATTGGCTTCGTTGAGTCGGATGGGGGTGCTACTGCTACACCAATAAGTTGGCAAGATTGGAAAAAGACACAGTAAATATCCAATGTGCTTACAGAAACAGAGAAACAACACTTAAAAAATTCAAAAAACGTCAAAGAACTATACTATACTGTTATACAGGAATATGTAGATGCAGAAGTGTTGCCTGCAAATGTGCAACTGCTGTTTGAACATCTGCTAACTACCAAACCAAAGAAACAACACGCACATATAATAGATCTAAATATCTATTTTGTTGATTATAAGCCTAGTTTATATAGAAAATACCCCTCAGGCTGGTATAAAGTAGAAAATCGCATAAAACATCCCCCAGAACACAGTAAAAAACATAAATAGTTATTACGCAAACAGTGGCGATTAATACTGAGGAGATAACATGTCAGAAGATCACGAATCCGTGAAAATAATACAAAAAGATGACCTAAACTATGTTGCAATAGAAGACGGGGCACTTGAAACACCACATAATCAACCTAAACGCAAATACGGTGAGAAGGTGATCCATGGGATTATTGTGGGCAGAGGTGAAAACAAACAGGTTATCAATATTCAAGATGTTAAAAAGTTAGCGGCATTACACTTGACATACAAAGATATGGCAGACTACTTTGGTGTAAAGGAAAACACTTTTCGAGATCATTTCAAAACTGTTTGCGATCAGGCACGGCAAACAACCAAGCAGAGACTTATGCAGGCTATGTTGCATAACGCAATAGACAAAAATCAACCAACGATCCAAATCTTCCTAGCGAAAAATTTACTTGGGTTTACCAGTGAACCGATAAATAGTAATGTCAACACTTCGGTGTTGCCATGGTTAGAGGACGAAGAGGAACATTCTTAAACTGTTGCATTCGCAACAATCCGAGATGACATTGTGCCATAATGAGCCTTTTCAAATCTAACTGGTAGAGAGATCGCCTTTGATAAGCGTTCTCCAGATGCATGTATATTACATTGTGATCTCTCTACACTTTATTTTGGTAAAGTTATGAAGTTGACAGAAAAGCAAAAGCAAATCATCAATCGCGAAGAACGTTTCCTCTGTGTTATATCCGGCAGAAGAGGGGGCAAAACCTGGAGTGCTATAGCCTCACTGGCCAAAGCGGCACGACATCCAAATAAAACCTGTTTATATCTAGCACCAACACATGGCATGTGTAGGCAAGTTATGTGGCAACCACTCAAAGATATGTTTCTAGAAAAAGGTTGGGTAAAGAAAATAAATGAAAGCAATCTAGAAATAAAATTAATAAACAATTCAATAATCATGTTGCGTAGTGCTGATACACCTGATAGATTAAGAGGACTCAGTTTAAGTCATTGTGTTATAGATGAAGCAAGTGACATAAGTGAAGCAACATGGAAAACAGTGGTGCGTCCTGCACTAGCAGACCAAATGGGCACAGCACTTATAGTAACAACACCAAAAGCAAAAGGCTGGGTATATGATTTAGAGTTTACTGCTAAAAATGATCCAGAATGGTGGAGCATGAGTTATACCACAGCAGAAGGTGGACTTGTATCTGCAGAAGAAATTGCCCAAGCACAAAAAGATATGGATGAAAGAAGTTTTAGGCAAGAGTTTTTAGCAGAATGGGTAGACTTCGAAGGCATTGTGTATTATGCTTTCACAGATGACAACATAACAGAATTACCATTTCCAACAGAACCAAGAACACCAATACATGTGGGATTGGATTTCAATTTTACGCCTTTCTGTGCTACGTTGGGTTACCAACACTCCGATGGATTGCTACACATATTCGATGAAATTGAATTGCATGGTAGTGATACTGAAGAAATGAGCAGAGAGATACAGAGTAGAATGCCCGGTAGGAAAATCTTTGCGTATCCAGACAGTTCTGGTGCACAAAGACGCACGTCAGCGGTAGGAGGTGTAACTGATCATATAATACTTAAGAATGCAGGCTTTGAATTACGTGTGGGTGCAACAAACCCTAGTGTAAAAGATCGTATAGCAAGTGTAAATAGTGCATTCAAAACCAAAAAAGTATCAATTGATCCAAAGTGTAGAAAACTTATTGAAAGTCTGCGTAAACATGTGTATAAAGAGGGGACACTTACACCTCAAAAAGGTGGTGACAAAGACTTTTCACATTTTTGTGATGCAGTAGGTTATAAAATAAACAGACTGTATCCAATGAGAGTAGACAATTATATAAACAGAGGTGGACCAATAAGGCGCACCACCGGACAATTTAGAAACTAGGAGAAAATAATGAAAATACCAGAATATTTTAACAAAGAAAGCACACACATAACACCTGTGTTGAATACATTGAGTATAACAGGCGTAAGTCTTGTGTGGGGCATCATGTTAGAACTGATTACACCATGGTGGTTGTTTTTAGCAGTTCCAACTATACTAGCCGCTTATGGTAGCGAAGTAAAAAGACGTAATGAAAATATGAGTTTATAATGAGCAACGACGAACCTAAAAAAACTATTCCCAAACGTGAAACAAAACAATGGGTAAAGAATGAAAGTATTATCAATAAACATGCAGGCCTAAAACAAGCCAGAGACATTGC